AAATTAAAAGAAAAACTTAAGAAAATTGCCAAAGCTATTTACGTAGATAATTTTAAGAATAACGACTATTTTGATTTTACTATTTCAAAGAAAGTAAAAGATACAATTTGATGGTATTTATTATTAAAATGTTTTTATGAAAATATTAGGACCACAAGATACAGGTAAAGGAATATTGGTTGAAATGGATGCGGGATATATTTCCCCAACTGAAACTCACAATAAGAATTTATTAGAGCAAGCCAACAAAAACATGTTGGACTATTCAAAACCATTTGAATTCTATGCCGTACTACAAAAATACAATACACCAAACCGTAATGGTAGAGTGTATCCTGAAAAGATTCTCAAAAGAGAAGCGGACAACTACAAGAAGATGATTGCCAAAGGAACGGCACTATCTGAACTAAACCACCCTGAATCATCATTAATTGACCTTGACAGAGTATCTCACCTTATCAATGACGTATGGTGGGACGGACACATACTTATGGGTAAATTAAAGCTCCTTACATCACCTGGATTCCACGAAAGAGGTATTGTATCTACAAAGGGTGACCAAGCGGCAAACTTGTTAAGACAAGGTGTTACTTTGGGTATTTCATCACGTGGTGTTGGTTCGTTGAAAAAGACAGGTGAACAAAATGAAGTACAAGATGACTTTGAATTAATTTGTTTTGATTTGGTATCATCTCCATCGACACCAGGAGCATACCTATTCACAAACGTTGAAGATAGAAATAAGTTTGAAGAAAATTTAGATGAGGAAAAGAATTTGAGAACACCAAATATTGGGGTGAGTGAAAAAGGAATGAATCGCTCTATTGACTTATTGAAAAAATTAAACCATTATTTGGACAAATAATATTAAAAACATGGATGAAAAATATTTTGTAGCGAAAGTTCAGTACGAACTACCTGATGAAAACACAGGAAAATTGAAGAAGATTAGAGAAGAGAAATTGGTGAAAGGTTACTCGGTAACCGATGTAGAAGCCAAGGTTACCTCACGATACACGGGGTTCCAACATGATTGGAGAATCACAGCGGTATCGGAAAGTAAGATTGACGAAGTTATTGAAGATTAATCAAAACCCCTCCTAACAGAGGGGTTTTTTTATTTATTTTGGGTTTCTGCCAACCCAATCCCAACTTTTTTTGAGTTGGGATATATTTATTATGTAAATTATTATAAAATTTATATGGCAGACAAAAAGTCATTAGTCGAGGAAGCATTACTTCAAATGAAAAATTTAGAAGAAGTAGTGACTGAAAATGCAAAAGGAATACTTGCTTCAACAATGAAGGGAGAAATCGCAGAATTAGTAAAAGAGTCTTTAAAGAAAGAGACTAACGAACAAGCAGAAGACGAGATTGGTATTGAAATGGATTCTATGGATGACATGGGAGACGAAGATGGAATGGAAATCGACATGGATATGGACGATGAAGATGAAATGGACGTTGACGACATGGGTATGGAAATGGATTTTGATATGGACTCGGAAGATGAACAACCAATTGACCTTACAAACGCATCTGATGATGAGATTTTAAAGGTTTTCAAATCTATGAGTGATGATGATGGTATTATCGTAAAAAAAGACGATGACCAAATCACTTTAAAAGATGAGGACGAAGACGCTGAGTACATTATCCAAATGGAAAGTGACATGGAAGAAGAAACTATGGACGAAGAATATATGGATATGGAAATGGAAGAATCTGAAGAAATGGAAGGAATGGGAATGGAAATGGAAGAAGAAATGTCTGATGAAGAATTAGATATGTTAATGCAAAGTATGTTCCAAACCGAATCTATGGATGAAGAAGAATACATGAAAGAAATGGAAATGGAAGAATCTGAAGAGATGGAAGAAGGTGAAGATGAAGTTGTTTATGAAATAGAAATGGACGAAGAAGATGATGATGATGATATGGAAGACATGAATGAAGGTAAGATGACTATTAAACCTGTTATGGGAAAATTAACTAAATCATCATTAACAAATAAAGCAAAAAAGATGGAAACAAAAGAAGGTTCCATGATGTCCAAACCTGTAGTGGGTAAAGGTGTTAAAACCGGAACAGCAAAATTCGAATACAAAGAAGGTAAAAAAATGGAAACTAAAGAAGCTGCTATCGAACCAAAAGGTAGAGCTAAAGGAGTTGGTATGAATTTATCCCCTAAAAAATTCGAATACACTGAAGCTAAAAAATTTGGAGGTAATAAAGACGAATACAAACGTAAAGAAGGTCATAAGACAGGAGACGTTAAAGGTCACTACAAAGACTACGAAGGAAAAGTTGGTGGTAACAAAGGTGATAAGTCTAAAACACATCCAGGTAAAAAAGATTACGAAAAAGAGGAAACTAAAGAAGCTGCAAGAACATTATCAAACGGTACGAGAAACTACCCAATGAGAAAAGGTTTACCAAAAATGAAAGTTAAACCAAATTCAGCACTTTCTGAAGAAGTAACTCAATTGAGAGAAAAGAATGAAGAGTATAGAAAAGCTTTAAACATTTTCAGAGATAAATTGAATGAAGTTGCGGTATTCAACTCAAACTTAGCTTACGCTACAAGATTGTTTACTGAACATACAACTACAAAACAAGAAAAGATTAATATCTTAAGAAGATTTGATGATGTTGAAACTTTAAAAGAATCTAAATCATTATATGGCTCAATTAAAAATGAATTAAATAACAACAATCAAAGTGTTGTAACTGAATCTATGTCTAAGATTGAAAAATCTCCAGTATCTGGTTCAGCTCAAAATTTGATTGAATCTAAGACATACGAAAATCCACAATTCTTAAGAATGAAAGATATTATGTCTAAAATAGTAAAATAAAAATAAACATAAAACTAAAAACAAAATAAAATTAAAATGGGTGCATTATTAGAAAGCGGTCTTGTTGGTAACATTGGTTTGAAACACTTAAAAGTTATCAAAGAAGACACAATTAACAAATGGGATAAACTTGGCTTTTTGGAAGGATTAAAAGGTCACATGAAAGAAAACGTAGCTCAGTTGTACGAAAACCAAGCTTCACACTTAATCAATGAGGCTTCTTCAACTTCTGACTCTGGTTCTTTTGAAACAGTTGTTTTCCCAATCGTGAGAAGAGTATTCTCTAAATTATTAGCTAACGACATCGTGTCTGTACAAGCAATGAACTTACCTATCGGTAAATTGTTCTACTTCGTACCTAAAATAAGGTAATCCAGATGCTGGTTACAATTCAGGTACTGGTGATTACAATCCTATCTTTAACAAAGATTTGTATGACTTATTCTACGAAGGTAACGAACCAAACTTGGACCCACCAGGATTGTTTGATTACTCTAAAGGTCAGTGGACTGCGGTTACTGCATCAACAGTGACTTACATATGGGATGCGGCTGGTTACTTAGTTCCTACTGGATACTCAACAAATGATTATAGAAAAGTAATTATCGTTATGAGTGGATTCTCAAGTGCAGGTGCTGGTCAATTGATTGGTCCTAACGGTAACACTATGGATACTGAAGAATTCTTGTCAGGTTTGAACATTTTTGGTGTTTCAACTAACCCAACAACTGCAGCTAACGCTTCAGCTCCTTACTTATTTAGAGTAGTAACTCAAAGATATGGTAAAGGTATCGTTCAATACGGTAACACTGTAACAACTCAATTCCCTGCAGGTCCTGCTGGATACAACGCTAACTCAGGTGGTTCTTACTACAACGTATGTGATGCTAACGGTTTCATTTTCTTAGAAATTGATTTACAACAACCAGTTTGTGTTTCTTGTGGTCAAACAACTCCTGATGGTTACACAGGTTCAACATTCTCATCAACAACTTCAGTTAACTCAGCATTCATCGCGGTTTACAGATTGTACAAAGAGTTGGAATTTGAAGACCAAATCGGTGAAGTTTCTTTCGACCTTGAATCAGTTACTGTTTCAGTTACAGAAAGAAAATTAAGAGCTCAATGGTCTCCTGAATTAGCTCAAGACGTTGCAGCATTCCACAACATTGATGCTGAAGCTGAATTAACAGCTTTATTATCAGAACAAGTTGCGGCTGAAATCGATAGAGAAATCTTACGTGATTTGAGAAAAGGTGCGGCATGGAACTTGAGATGGGATTACAACGGTTGGAAGAGATTAGCTTCTTCTGGAACTACACCATACACTCAAAAAGATTGGAACCAAACTTTGATTACCGCAATCAACCAATTGTCAGCTCAAATCCACAAATCAACATTGAGAGGTGGAGCTAACTGGATTGTTGTATCTTCTGAAGTTTCAGCTATCTTTGATGATTTGGAATACTTCCACGTATCAAACGCAGCTCCTGACCAAGACCAATACAACATGGGTATCGAAAGAATCGGTACATTGTCAGGAAGATACCAAGTGTATCGTGACCCTTACTTCCCAGCTAACCAAGTGTTGATTGGACACAAAGGTACAAGCTTGTTGGATACTGGTTACATCTACGCTCCATATGTTCCTTTACAGTTGACTCCAACTATGTATAACCCATTCAACTTCACACCTATCAAGGGTATCATGACAAGATACGCTAAGAAAATGGTTAACAACCGTTTCTTTATTTAATAGATATTTATATTTAAATAAAAAAATTATGGCTTGTAAAAAATCAACAATAACAAATACTTCTTCAACCAACTATGGTGTGATATCATTTGAGCAATGTTCAAATAACGTGACTATTGATAACTATGAAGTTCCACCATCAACCACTATTAATATTTGGTATATTGAATTTACCTATAGTACAGCTTCTACAAATCTAACAGTGTCTGACACAATAGATTGGCCACCAGCTGAATAATATAGTCATCAGTTTAAAAGTAATCTTAATGATTTAGAAACGGCCTCACTTTCTTCTAAAGTAAAGGCACCTCTACTATGGCAACACACTATTGCCTGTTTTAAACAATATAGTGCTTGGTCTTGAGTCATACTATCAATAAATGTATTTAATTGTTCTGTTGAAGAATAATTGATAGTTTCAAAAAGATTTCCAATTATTTCATTTTTTTTAGTACTTTCCAAGTTATTTTCCATTTGTAATTATATTTATGTGTGGTTCGTATTATTTTAACTAAAACATACATGAAAATTACTAAAAAACAAATATTGGAAATGAGTATTTTACATCAGAATAATTCAGATAATGTTACTCCAATAAATGAAGATTTAGCCGTGTGGTTTGGTAAAAAGAAAAAACCAAAAGGTAGTTCACAACCAAAAGGACCGTGGGTAAACATTTGTAGTAAAGACAAAAATGGTAAACACCCCCCATGTGGAAGGTCGGATACTTCAAAAGGTGCTTACCCTAAATGTAGAGCGGCAGGTGTTGCAGGTAAAATGAGTGATTCTCAAAAAAGAGCTGCGTGTTCACAAAAAAGAAATGCTGAAAAGAAAGATACTCAAACAGGAAAAGGACAAAAACCTGTAATGACATCTTATAAACCAAAGAAATCTAAAAATGAAGGTATGAGACAAGCAATTAAGTCCATCCTCCAAGAGCAAGTTAGGAAGAGTAATATGATAGAGTTGGGAACTTTATTCGAATCAAGAGAAGTGAAAAATGTTAAAGACGCAAAAAGAATTGCTCAACAACACTTGAATGAGAACCCAAGATACTATTGTGTCTTACACAGAATAGGACTTATTGAGGGAGTGGAAGAAATCGACTTAGCCAACAAAAACTGTCCGTCAGTTTAATGTGTGTAAAATATTCTTAAGAGAATGTTTTATATTCGAAGTTATTTCTTCTTCCATTTTCAACCTTTGATTTTCTAAGACTTCATTAAAATGGTTCACAATTTCTTCTTTGGATTTGTCCTGAACAACTACTGTGTACGAATATTTGTGATTAATCACATTTATCGTATTACCCTCAATTGTAATAAAAATTGAATTTTCAGGACTATGAATGTATTTTTTATTTGATAAAGGAGTCATCAAAAGTTGACTGTCGGGTTTATCAATAAGTTTTTTACAAATTGCTATACAATCAAGTTCATACTTTGTTCTATGACCTCGTTCATAGTCCATTTTTCTAACGGAATCTATGTACATTCGTTGAATCCATCTTCTAAAAGCGTGTTTGTATTCTTTCATAATATTAATAGGATTCAAAGATATAAATTGTTTTTGATATTAACAATAGGAACCTGAACAATGTTTTTTACCATCTAAACCAGGCATTCTTCCTTTACAAACTTGTACTGCGTATCCGTTAGCATATGCTGAAGGATAAACATCAAATTTTGCCTTTGCTGCGGATTTACCACGAGCACAAAGTTTTGTTCCTGTTTTTTTCTTTCCTTCATCAATTATGACCTCATTACCAACTGAATTATCACTCATGTGGTCAGTATTGATTTCATTCATCATAAAATCAAATACTTGGTCTATATTTTCTTTAGCAACGGCAACGTGGTCTTGTGCCCAATCATGACCATGGTCTAAAATACCTTCAACAGCGTCTCACCACTAGTGTTTACACGAATATCAACATAATATTGATTTGGTATTTTATCTTTAGTGTCAAACATAAAGTAATACTCATTTGGCGTTCTGTTTATTGGTGTCCAATCTTGTACTTGTACTTCAGTATTACCTTCTCTTACATAAACACGATAGAACGCTTCAATATCATTCAACACTATCTGACTAGTGTATGCTTGTTTGATGGTCACCATGACCTTCCTAATGTCTGTATTGAGTATCTTTTCGTTTTGTTTGATACCACTGAAATCAAAACCGTATAATATTGGGTCTTTTGATTGATAACCAATTTGATAAACAGATGATTGACTCAATAAAACAAATTCATTTTCTACATTACTCAATGTTACACCATCTTTGACCAAGTCAGACCATTGGTCAGTAAATTGACATGGAGTTGAATATCCTGTAATAGGTGGGACAGTTACCTCATAGACACCTTTTGTTTTTAAACAAGTGGTAAGTGCCGACATTCCGGGTACTACAACACCATCAGGGTCAATAATTGATACCGTTGGGTCGTTATCTAAATTCATGAAATCCCCACTTGAGTATGCGTATAGATATAACTTATTTGTTCTACCAGCGGGAAATTGGTTTCTATCATCTTTTATGATGTCATCATATGTTGTTTGAAGATATGGTTCATAAAATGTTTGAGTGTGTCGAGTAAAAAATCCAACGGAATATGTTTCAGTCAACCCTTCAATATTTTCAATTTCAGGAACATAAGCAACCCCCCAACCTGTGACACCCGTAATGCTACCATTTAATACACCATTAATTTCACTTGACATATCAAACGTAATGTCTTCATTACCAAATTCAAAATGTTGTGTATCAACAATTGTAAGGGCTGAGTAATTTAAACCTGAAAATCCACCAACAATTGTGTTTGTGTTGTTGTATAAACCCGGGTAAGACCAATTATTTAAAGTGGTTCCTTGAAACCAGTTTGATGGTCGAGCACTAAATGGTTGGTTATTTGAGTATTCGGCAACTGCAGGTTGATAAACGTAATCAAAACCAACACCTTCATCCCATTCCTGTGCAATACCCGTAGAACCTGAAAATTCAGGAATTCTAAATAAAATTAAATCAAATGAACTCGCTCTTCTTGAACCTTCTGATGTTGTACTATTTAACAATTCAATATCAAAAGATGCCGTGTTTGTCATATTTAGAACGTGAGTCATTCCTGAAGTACAACCTGTGGAAATGACACCTGATGTGATTTGTTCACGTAGGTATACCAAATCCAAATCAAAAATAAATCTTGTAAAACCTCTTGGGGCAAATGTTGCTAAATCACTACCAAAATATAGTTGTGTTACAGGGTTTCTACCTGTGTTAGTATAACTGTTGAATTCAAGAGTATTGTTCTTGCTAAAATATGACCTTAATATAGACATTGATTCTTTATTATATAAATATCAATTAATTCTAATATTTGGATTTAAAACTTTATTTGCCGCGTTT